TTGGTCTGCGTCTTGTCAGCCTCTATCCCTACGGCTTTAAGCGCAGCGATAGCGGATGTGGCATCCCCTTTAATCTCAATTATTTCAACTGCCGCCATTGTAGCTTAATATATTCGTTCCATCCTTCGGGGAGTTTGTTCTTGCCTTTGGCGATTTCAATGCAATCACCTACCCCAAGCCACTCCTCCGAGTTTAGTATTTCAATTAAATAACTTAAATAAGATTGTTTCATACTACGTTTAGGAGTTCGAATGTTGCTTTGCCTGTGGTCATATTTAGGCTGACGTTGTTTATGATGTACTTGGTGTTGTTCCAAATGATTGCATTCTGAAGGTTCAGTTTGATAATACTGCCGATGGGTAAGACTGCCTCCACGTTGTACACCCTGCGCTGGGCGGAATAAAGGTCTGTGATGTAGTCTGCCCACTGGGTATAGTAAAGGCTTTGATTTACTGATTGAAAATAAAACGGGTCTATGTCACCTCCAAAGCAAATAGAATACGCTGCCCCTACGTTATCGGAGCGATTGGAGGTATTAGCATACCAAACGTCATCAACCCTTCTGTGGGTTCCGTCTACGTTTACATACCCGACAGGATTTGAACTTATACTTATTCTATATTGAGCGTAAAATAAAATGGGCGCACCCAAGTAAGGGTTGAATATACCCGCCTCATTTGTCTCGCTTGTGATGCTTTTATAAACGATTACATTGGTAAGGGCATCTGTATGCAGGTCGGTTAGCCTCTCAAATAACGGACATTCAAAAGGGACTTCAATAAGCAACTCCTCACCATCAAAAGTAAAGGTGGTGTTCAAATCTCCAAATCCAACGTCATTTGTTTGTTGGTATTGATAGCCGAGTATCTGCTCTGTTGGCTGATACTTAAATTCAATCTCCTTGTATAGCGGTGGCCTGTTTACCACAAACTCGGTTATGTCTAAATAATCTTGGTAGTCTTTGTCGCTTCCTGCTGCGTACCAATCATTCAACGGCTGAAGCAAGAAACTCGAGGATGTCGTTGGAACAATGACCATATTATACATCTTTAGAATGCCTGCCAAGAAGTCCTTTACCTTTATTTCGGGCATCAATTCCGATACTCTGACCGCTACCGCAATAGTATCGGAGGATGTCATAGAGGCAGTACCTAGCGAGAAAGGTGCTACTGGAGCATCGGGGTTAAAAGTCATACCCCAAGTGGCAACTCTATAAGTTAAAGCGGTACTATTATTTTGGGTTTTTACTCGTAGGCTAATCCTATCTCCATCTGCTAACCTTACCCCAACAAAAGTAAATGTCCCCGTTGAGGTTACTACTTTACTTGTTCGGTAGGCTCCGTTAACGTAAATAGCAAAATTCGCCGCTTGGCTTAATGTGGCAACATTAACACTAAATTCAAAAGTCCCTGCGCTGCTGTCAAAGTCGGAGGGAATGTCAAAAGTGTCATTGGCAAGGTTAAAATAAATCCCCGTTCTTGTTTGAAAATCTATTTTTTCATACGTCATTGCGTTAGGTTGATTTTCGTACATATAGCCCTCCTTGCGGTGCAGCCATAGCGACAAGTCAATAAACGGAGTAGCAGCCAAGAACGCTCCCGTGAACGTGATGCCATATTTTGCTTCCATCGCATCAAGGATAGCCGTAACCTTTAGCGCAGGCTTAAACTCATAGTAATGGATGCCTCTAAAACCTTGACCTTCACCGCCTGTTATTTTATAGGCAATGTTATCTTCATTATTAGCGCCACCGCCTGAGTCGCTTTGATAAAACCAATTCTTTACAGGACTCATCAAAGGGTAAAACAACGGAGCGTATGTGGATGTCGTTAGCCTATCATAGATTTCTTCATCATCATACCTATGGTCGTAGTCGCTGAAGTCAAGGTCGTATAAGTAGTCCTCTCCAAACAAGTCAGTAAGCGTTACCACATCCCCATAGAAGGTCAGCGTGTACGCATACGGATCCGTGCCTTTGAGCTGCACGTTCTCCAGTTCTACGACCCCCGTGCGGAATGGTAGCGAGTTTATTTCGATTCTTGCTGATGCCCTTAACCTACCATCAAATCCACCCACTACATCGTTTCGGTAGTAGTAACTAAAGACTCCGTTGTTCGTTGCACTAGCGGGAACTGTGAACCCCTGTGTGAAGTCCGTGAACACCTTTGAGATGTCCTGCACATTCTGCACGGATAGGTTAATACTAATCTGCTCATCTTGGAATATATCCAAGCGCACATCATTAACGTAAATGTCAACCTTGTTCATCGTACAAGCATCCTTTGGTCAAAGGCATAGGTGAAGCTCATCGTGTAATTGATGGTCTTATCGTTAATTGATTTTTGGTAGTCAATGCTTCCACGATTGGGAACTATCGCTACCCATTGCCCACCCTCGTAGACTGCCACTTTCTCGCTCATCAAAATCTCCTCTACCACATCGCCATAGGACTCATCTACAAAGCCCGTGTTTAGCGTTATGGTGTCGCGTGAGTTAATGTTAAAGGACTGGTATTTTCCGTTAGTGTAGTTCACATCGGTAAAGCCATCCGCATAGATACTCTTTTGATATTGGTCTTGGGTAAAGTCCCCTCGTTCGGTTGACTTCTTGAAGAACGTAATGTAGTCGCTCATCCCAAACTTGTTAACGAACTGCACAAGGTACGGGTCGTACTTCGGCTCGCATATAACTTCAAAGTCTACTGCGGTCTTGTCATCTACCTCACCCAATGCCTCAAGTGCTTCGCATAAGCAGTCAAGCCCCTCTACTACTCCGCCATCAGTCTTCACCCTATCGTTGTATGCGATTCCCTCGCTATTGACAAGCAGGTTGATGGTGTAGTTGTCTGTTGGTGTGATTCCTAAAAACGCTGCTACGTTAGCAACACCCGAAGGAATGTAGATAACCATTTGCGTAGATATAATCGTAGTGAATGCCCACCCCAATTCATCCTTCAAAGAGAACCAGTATTCTGCTCCATTGATTTCAATACTGAATCCATTGACGTTGCTTGCGGTGTTGTAGGACACGGGCAGCGATTGGTAGTTGCCAGCAAGCACCTGCATAGTACGGTTGGTGAATAGGTTGGGTTGCGTCACTCCAGTATTCTGCTGCTGACCTAATGACTTGTAGCCATCTAAAGCAAGAAAGTAAGCATCTGAAATTCCTCCAGTAATTGGTGAGGCTCCATTATTAGAATAGTTCCAGACTCCACTTATCTGCGCCCAAGCAGCCTCACCAGTTTCTGATGCACTTGGGGCGGTGATAAACGCTTTACCGAATGGATGCTCAAACTGTTCACGAACCAAGTCAGCAACCTCAAAATTGATTACCTCGTTAATAGAATAGTCCTTTGATAAGGAATAGGTTGTTGCTCCAACAATAGTGTCGCGATCGCCTGTGTATGATTTCAATGTTACACTCATTGAGTTGAGTGTATCTAAAGCAAGGGTATTATTCTTGCCTGTTACAAATAAAGGGCTGCGAGCTTGCGCTATACTTGTTGGTTTTGCTATTACAGGTGTACTCATTTTTTTAGAAACTATTTTTTATTGCGTTAGCAATATCGGGTGGCAGTTTATTGATTGCGATATTAAATGGCGTACTAAAGAACTTTGTTGCAGGAATACCCTGCCGATATACGGACTCACGAACTGCAAAAGGATTTAGCCCTTTTCTTTGCGCCCAATCCTTGAATGCAGATACGGGAGGCTTCTTGTCTTTATAGGCGAATGGACTGTTGGGTGCCTTCTGCTTCCAAATCTTGCCCTTGTTGTTTGTTCTCTTAAATGCGCTTGTACTCTTTCTCGTGCCTCCTGCTCCCTTTACGCCTTGATCTTGGAACTGACCATAGTCCTCCATTGAGAAAGTCAAGGAGAAGTTATCATTTGAAAAGTAGATATTATAGCGAAGTGAATTGTAAAGGGTCTTGTCGAAGTTGTGCTTGCCTTTGGTGAGGTTACTCCTCGCTTGTTGAATGACATATTTGCCAAACTTAACAAGTACCGCAGCAATCAAGTCCTCCCGTGCCATTTTAACAAACGCTTATCTCGGTGTTTGCAAGCAGCACATCAAAGGTAGCAGTCCATCCTGCAAGCAGGTTCTCAAACCTCTCGCTGAATGGAACGCAAGAAGCAGTACCATCCAACTGGTAAAGGTCGGTGTATAGAGTACCCCTGCGGAGTTCTGTCACCACATCGTTGATTACTGCGAGCTGGGTGTTCAGTATGTCTTGCTCGTTGCTGATGCCGTAGAACGGCTCTGCCTGTAATCTTGGATTCTCTTTGGTCTCATCCACTAAATCCATACAAACAAGGCTTACATTCATACGCACTATCTGTCCTTCGAATGTTGCTTGGTTGATGATGATGTGCGACAGAGGGAAGATGGTCTGCTTGTTAAGGTCTATGTCGAATATATCCCCAGTCGTTACCACGTTGACTTGGCTATGCGCCTCAAGGGTATCCTTTAGTTTGGTGGTGATGTCGTAGAACTGTCTCATTTTATTGACTTTTTTATTAGGTCGTTTTCAACTTCTTGCTTTTGCTTTTCGAATGTGAGGAAATGAAGACACTCTTGGAGTTCCAATTTAGTGACTCCTCCAAACCTTCTAATATCTCCTTGAGCAAGTTGATATATTGTAGAGTACCATCCCCAACGGGCTGCGAATTGTCCTTGCTTGGAGTATTCGTTTTCTGGTTCCCCTTCTCCAAAGAGGTCAGGGAAGCCCGCAATAATTCGTTCCCTAAACGCCAAAAAAAAAGCGATGCTCCCATTGCAACACTCATCGGGGCTTGCTTCATCTGCTCCTCATATTTGCTTGCTCCCTCGTATGGCTCTATCAAATACCGATGTCCCACAGAGCTTGTGATCGGGCGATACAATACCGCCATCGCTTTGTGTAGGTCTTGCACGTCTTGCAGGTAGCCATCAAGGTCAACGAACTCACCATAGGTGATATTGTCAAGCTCTGGGATGAACCCGTACTTGGTATCCCCCATCGTGAACTTTGGCGTGAGGCTTGGCTTCTCGTTTATCATCGCCATTATGTGCTTGCTGATGTGGCTCACATCTTTGATGCGCACATTGGGCAACTGGGCAAGAGGCACTCCGCAGAATATCTCAAGCATCTTATGGGTCAAGAATTCTTCATCGCCCTCCAACCTCGCAAAGTGTTGGTATTGGTCAAGCGTGATCTCTGACAGGGAGGTGGGTACAGTTACCTTTAGTTCCATTATTAAAATAACCTTTTAGTTTTAGCGTATGGCATACCTGCCAAAGTTAGGTCTGCTCAACTTGTTATACGTTGCATAGCGCAGCGCATCAATGGCGTGGTTGAATGCGCTTATGGGCTTATTAAGTAGATTTCCATTTTTATCTTCTACCCACTTATAGTTCTGAAGTTCCTTGATTAGGTTGCTGCTTCGTGGGGTTACAAATAGCTTGTGCCGCTTCAGCACGTCAATACCCACTATGACGCTATCTGCGCCCTTCTGCGTGGGTTTCACGTTCCATCCCATACGATGCAGCTCCTCGATGCTTTTAGGCTCGGCAGAGTCAGCATATATCTCTGCCCTTCGGTCAAGCCCAAGAGAGTTCAGCACGTTGCTGATGTCTGGGTTTGTCATCCCCGTGCGGTAGATAAGCTCATCCACATAAAGATTGTCCCCCGACTTATAGACCGCCACAAGTGCGGTAGGGTCGTTGGTGTAGCCAAAGTCCATCCCGTGACATAAGAGTGTGGCATCGCTTGGTATCTCTGCCTGCCCGTATTGGAAGATGGTGGCTCTGCTCATCCCACGTTCTCCTAATCCGTAGATTCTCCAATAGTCGCTATCGGTATCCCTTAACCGTTCTATTTCATTTCGGATGCTGCTATCAAGGAACGGGTTATCAAGGTAGGTGGTCTGATGGAAGTCGCAGTCATCACGGGTTACCACCTTATCGTAAATCCAATGGAACGCATCGGAGGGGTTGTAGTCAAGGATTGCCCTGTCTTCGGTTCGCATTATTAGCTGCTGCCAATCCTCAAAGGTCAGCTCGTTGGCTTCGTTAATGTACAGGAGGTTGCGCTTGCGCCCTCGTATCTTCTGCGGTTGGTCAAGGCTTATGAACTCCACAAGGTTGCCATTCAGGTAGTACTCGTGGCTTGACCTGTTGTGGTAGCTTTCGTTGTAAAGGTCGTTGTTGCGCAGTATCTCAAAGAAGTCCCGCATCACCGAAGCCCGAAGCGAAGGGAACGTCTTACGGCAAATCGTGATGGTCTTGTTGCTTTCCCTTGTGCTATAATAGAAAATCACCCATAGCAGGATGTTATACGTCTTCCCACTACGAGTACCCCCCTGCTCAACGACTATCTTCTTGTCGCTGCGCTTTAGGTGGTTATATACTTTATTGGTCTGAATCTTCGCCAAGCACCTCAATTTGAAATAGCTTGCCCGAAGATACGTCTACCTCTTGGCGTTCCACGTACCCACGCTTCTTGCCTTTGGTCTTTAGAAAAAAGATAGTAGCGGTGGAGTTGCCCTCCTTTATCTGCTTGTGCAGTTGGCTCTCTGCGAAGTCAATGGCTACGTCTGATAGTTCTTCGACTGCTGCTTTGTATTCTTTGTCCTCCTGCAGCCATCGGTAATGCGTTTGCCGTGCGATGTCAACGCTCTTGCAAGCGGAGGTCACTACCCCTAACGATTTCTCCAACGCATCAAGCATTGCCTTTTTATGGATGTCACTACTTGTCATAAGGCTTGCCGTTTATTTTGATTTCAAGGGAAGGGTCGAGCTTGTGCATTCGGTCTATTATTACTTGGCAATACTTCGGGTCAAGTTCCATACCATAGCACTTGCGGTTTAGTTGGTGTGCTGCTACCATTGTTGTTCCTGTTCCGCAAAATAAATCAAGTATGGTTTGATTCGTGGTAAATGTTTTAATCACCCATTCAGGAAGGTGCATTGGGAATGTTGCCCCGTGATGTTTTGCAAATTCATTATTTCTCTGCGGTGGGGCAGAGTATACATTTTGAACCGCCCTAAACTTACCCGTTGTAATTGCTTTGGTTGGATTTGTCTTTGGTGACAAAAACAAAATAAACTCAAACGTACTTGCCATTACATTTTCAGCAACGTGAGGTGCAGCGTGTTCCTTGTTCCAAATTGCAATATCAATCAGATTTTGTTTGTAGTCATTAAGCAATGACAGGAATGCTATCTTATTGTTTGCCAACATTTGTATGTTGTATGCGACCACTTCGCAATGCATCAGAGCGTTGTTTATGGTAGCTTCGCATAATTGCTTCCAATCATCGGGGCTTTGTTCGTCATTGTATGATTCATACAAATTTGCTCTATTAGCACTTGCCATATTCCCTGACAACTTTGCACTATCCCCTGCATTATATGGTGGTGATGTAAAACAAAAAGCATCCTTTGTGTTGTTCATAAGCCTTGCGACTGCATCGCTATCGGTAGAGTCCCCACATAGCAGACGGTGGTTGCCTATCTCTATTAAGTCCCCTAAGACTATGTCTGTCTTTATTTCGGATGGTGCTTCGTAGTCATCCTCCTCCGCCTCAAGCACAGGCGTATTGTCAAAGGGCAGCTCAAGACCCCAATCCTCTAATGCCTCCACATCCCATTGGTTGGCGAGCAAGTCCCAATCCCATTCACCGAAGCCTACATTGTCTTTGATTATGAACTCGCTCTTTTGAGCATCCGTAAGATTGTCAGCTATGATAATAGGCACCTCTTTAAGCCCTGCCGCAATACACGCCTTTAAGCGCATATTTCCCCCAAGCACTACCATATTGCCATCTACTACGATTGGGCGCAGCTCAAGCATCTGTGGGAAGTCCTGTATGGACTTTACAAGCTTCTTGAACTTGTCATCCTTTATGATTCTTGGGTTTACTGGGTTTGGTATAATTGTACCGATTGCTGCTCTTTGCATAGCTAAATAACTCTTTTTGATAGGTGGTGGTTGTGTGTTGCTTGAAGTCGCTCCTTAAATTCTTTGATATCACCATAGGCAACGTGGCAATTACGGCATAGAGCCATAAGGTTTTCTATCTGGTCAGCGAGCTTGCTGCCTCCCATCCCACGAGATTCGATGTGGTGGATGTCTACGGCTTGGCCTTGACACACCTCGCAGGGGATGAAGTCAGTTGTGGAGTAGCCCATCCCCTTTAGATAGACCTTTGTGTGGTTCTTCACCTTTGGTAAATCCAACAGTCATCTATGAACGTAGCTCGTGGCAGCAGTTCATCAACGGCTTGGATTACTCCCTTCCAATGTTCGTGGTAGTCATCTCCTGCGATGAAGCCACCCTTCTTTACTTTGGGTAGCCATAGCTTGATGTCTTCCTTTACTGCCTCATAGGTGTGGGTTAGGTCTATGAATACCACGTCAAGGGATTCCTTGAGAAACATTTTTGCTGCTACTTTGGATGTTCCTTTGATTACATTGTACTTACGCTCACCCATATTCTCCAAGAACAGGTCATAGATGTCTATCTCCGTTGCGAGCTTGTGGGTGGTCGTGAGTTCGTTTGGTGACCCCTTCCACGTATCAATGATTGTGATGTTTTGGTGTGTTGCTTTGTCGCATAGGTAGGCTGATGACTTACCGAGCCAAGCCCCCAGTTCAACGAAGGTGCCGTCTTCGGGCATATTGGCAAGGAGGTAGTCGTATGCTGCTTGGTGGTTGAACCACCCGTCTATTTGTTTACTCGTTTTCATTTTAGGGCGTTGTAATAACAAAGGTACTGCTCCACACAGATAAGTGTGCCTTGCTCGGATGCTGCTTGAGCAAAGGTACCGTCTGCCTCATACGTCATTTCAAAGCGTAGGTTGGGCAGGTCGTATGGCTTGAACATATAGCAGGCGGTGTCTATGTTGCCGACTCTTGGTTGGTCGGTAGGGCGTAGCCTACCTATTTGTCCCCACGTTACGATAGAACAATCCAAAGCGTTTAGGTTGTTCCACTCCTCAAGGAACTTTGGGTGCAGGATATTGTCATCATCTAAATAGTAAACCCAATCCTCTTTAGTAAATGAATCAGCATACAAGTCAAGGAACTCATTGCGTAGTGGGTTACCCATATCTCCCGTGCGTGTGGAGTAGTGTGTGATTGATGCGCTTGTTGCTCCCTTGTAGTTGGTAGAGGCATCCATCATCACCACCCACGTTGCGTAGGCAGGAATGTTTCTCTTGACCCTCCTTAGATTCTCTGGGCGTGAGCAGGGGGTGACTATGTAAAGCATCGCAGTTCGTTTATCTTATCCATCGTGAAGTCCTGCACATACTCGTATAACGATTCCGTTAGGTCAGCGACTTGGTTGGGGTTTTCTTTTAGCATCTTGATTGCTCCTGCCCATTCGCTTGGGTGGTTGATAGCAATGCAGTTGTCCTTTGTGATATAGGGTGAATAGGGTTGCGTGTTGCTCACTATCATAGCGCACTTACTAAATCCAGCCTCCAACATCTTTAGGTGCGACTTGCACTTGGCAAACTCGGAAGTGCTTAACGGCACAAGGCTAACGTCAAAGTAATTGTAGAGCTTGTGGTAGTGTGTTGGGGGCATCGTGGGCAGCTTGTAGCTTGCCCTCATAATGTCTGGGTATCCATCTACCTCCGCAACATAGCCTTGATATCCTTCAAGGTTGATTGTGGACTCTCTTACGTCTGCTGCGTGGTGGTTGCCCCCTATATACCCAAAGCGCACTTCCTCGCTTGGCTCTCTCTCTACTTGCCACGTTGGTACGCTGATGGCGTTGGGAATGATTCGGATGTTGGTATTGTACTTCTTTACTTTAGAGGCAAGGTGCTTGTTTGTCACCCATACCTCATCAGCAGCTTTCATAGATCGCACGATGCGCTCTCTCATCTGCTCCGAGTAAATCCCAAGCAAAGGATGCGTAGGGGGTAGCACCCACCAGTCATCATTGTCAACGATTAGCTTGATACCCTCCTTACGGCAGAGCTTTACAAAGTCATCAAACGGCTCAACTGGGAAAACCCGTGAGGTAAAGATGTGCGTGACCTTTGCCCACGTTTCGGGGTCAATGTCAGTAATCTTCTCAATGAAAAAGACATCTACATCCTTGTGGCATATCAAGGGTGCAAATGTCCTGTGGTGAGAGACTCCAGAGTTCTGCTTGTGGAACGCAAGTACAAAGGGTCTAATCATACGCTCGCCTCTTGGTCTTTGAACCATTGCGCCATCGCTTTGCGGTCTAAATACTTTACCCACATCCGAGCAGCTACTGCTCTGCGTTGGGGCTTGAAGGGGTAGGTGCTACGGAGCTGCGCCATAGCAATCCTCATAAACTGATCTTGCATTTCTCGTTGGTATTTGAGGTGTTGCAAAAAATGCAACGATTGGTTTGATGTTAAAGTTTGGTGTTCCAATAGTATTCGCATTGGCCGTGCTTGATAGGTACGCCAACAAAAAAGGATTGATACATTTCTTCGGGGGCGGTGAATCGGTAGCACGTTTCTTTGAGGGCGCAGCCCTCTCCTGTGCATTTAGTGATGTCGGTCATAACGTACCCACAACTGTGTACGAATCCAAGTCCTCACCCAAGATGAAGAACTGCTTGTACATTTCAATAGCCTCAAGGGTCTTGCGTTCTCCCTCTGCCACGAACTCGGGACTCACCGAGTAGATGCCTATGTCCAAACTTCCTTTGTCAATAGCGATGAAAAAAAACTTATCTATCGGCACTCCAAAGAGTCGGGTGTAGATGAACGCTTGTACATCATAACCATATTTTTGAGCTGAATAAGGGAAGGCTCGGAGGTCTTGAGTACTTTTGATGTCTGCGAGAAAACCATCAGCGTAGATGTCAGCCTTCGCCCTAAAGGGCAGGCCGCCAATCATACCAATCTTTGGTACTTCAAACTCGCAGCCAGTTAGAAGACCCAGCACGTTCTCGTTACGCAGGAGCGCATCAGATATCCTTTGGGCTTCGTTGTACTCCTTGCGGGTACAAAGGTTACGCTTGCCCTTAGCATCCTGCCAAGCCTTTGCATTCTTGCTCTGAACTTCAATCACTTCGTAGTCTGCTACTTTGTGAGGCTCTAAAGTCATAAGGTGAACAAGCCTGCCTACCGCAAACGCATCGGATTCATCGCTGCCATACTTTGTGACGTAGTGGTACGTCTTGGGTGAGGTCAGCAGCAGCTTACAGGCAGAGGAGGACAGGGCGTTCTTTCCGAGTACTCCGTAGTAAAATTGGTCATCGTGCATCTTCTCAAGGATTGTCTCCATATCCCAAGTGCTGCCGTCAAGTAGTTCTATAATTTTCATTTTGTTTCTGTTTTGAATGTTGCTTCGTACCATTGCTCAAAAGGCACACGAAGCAAGGCATCGTGGTAGGCAAAGCGCAAGTGTAGCTGCTCAATGGTCTCTATGTCTTTGAGGATTGATTCGGATATGTCTGCCGACTTCAGTTGTCGGAGCAGTTGGGAGATAGTTTCGTATTTCATTTGATTGGTTTAATTTATGTTTAATGATGGTTTGAATTTTTTTATCAACCTTCTTTCTGCTTTTAGAATATCCTCTGTTGTGATATTATTGCCACAGTCAGATGCCAAAAACCACAAACAAGTATGAAATGGTTTATCTGCGTCTCTTAAATGGCTTAACAATCTTGACCTTAATTTTCTTGACATACCAATATAAACTAATTGCTCATCATAAAACAAATGATAGATGCCTAATTCATTAGGTATTACATCTTTGCCAAAAATTTGTACTGCTTCTTGCAAGTTAAATGGGTAGCCGATTACAACGCCATCAGAAACAAATGCATTTTTAGAATGCAATGCTTCAATCGTTAAATCTAATTCAGTTTTCATTCTTCTGATGCGACTTGAGTTGCCCAATTCAGCCACTTGGTGTATATGTCATCGGCAAGCTTTGGGGCTTCTCCATAAATGGATGTCGTGGGGTAGGCTACGGTGTTAGTGTAGCCATCCTCGTTGTAGGTCTCCTCGACGTAGGTGATGTCCATTTCGTAGTTGTAGAAGTCAGCGACGTGAACGTAGCCGAGAAACTTGGCAAGGATTTCATCGGAGTTCTTGTTGTCGGGGTCATAGTCCTCAAGGGCATCCCAATAAGACTGCGGTAGTAGGTCGGCATCTTCAAGCCAGAACTTTAGGTCGTTGTATGTAAATATCATCTTACAGGCTTATTAAAAATTCAACAAGGGCAAGGCTGCCAATAATGGTAAAGATAATCGCTAATGAAGCAACTGTCTTTGCAAGGTAAACTTTGAATTGGTACATCTGATTGGTTTTTAGAATTAGCAGTTGGTCGGATGCTGCTCCCCGTTTTGTTTAGAATTCGAATCCGTGAACCTTTGCCATTCCGAGAATAATTCCAACGAAATGGCCTTTGTTTGCGTTCCAATCAGCAGGGGTGATTCCGCATTCTTTTGCGAATTGGGCGCACGAGGCGATGAACTCTTTGTTTTCAGCTATTTGGTTTATTGTAAGTTTCATAACGATTGGTTTTTAATTATACCCAAATATAACACAACTTTTTGAATTACCAACAATCCAATAAAAAAATAAATAAAAAAAAGAGGACTACTTGCCCTCTCTGAATTGTGTGTAGCAAACTGCTACTGCTTGGTCTTTGTCTGGGTACTCGCTTCCGATGGCCTCCAAGCAGCGTTGGATATATTCGGATTGCTTTTCACCACTTTTGGGTTGAGGGATTGGCATAGGTTAAAACTTTAAATGAAACTAATCTTTGAATGTCTGGCAACTCAAGTCTGCTTATCACATCCTCTCTGCCTTCTCTCTGGTAGTATTTTCTTGTCGCTTCTTGCTTTGTGACAAACACAGGCTCTACAATCTCCTCACATAGTCGTGCAAGTTCCTGCGTTCTTACCATCACAAAACCTCCAAGCTCTGGCATATCAAATGCAATGTATTCGGCTTTGCCGTACATCCATCCGTTATCTCCTTTTACATTTTTAAACTCTACCCAGATAGTGTTGGGATGGTTACCTCCTTTTACGTCTACGGATGTTGTTCCGTTTAGCCGTGTAACAAAGTAGTCAATGTGATCGTAGATGTCGGTGTTGCGGTCGGACTTCTCACAAGAGTAGCCAATTGCTTCGCAAGCCTCTACAAACCTCTTTGCAGTAATGTCACCAACTTGATTGGAGTACACCCTTCGCTCGTTACTGACCATAAGCGTTGTATAATGTCTCAAGCTCCTGCAACCTACCACGAAGACACGAGCCGCAGCTTGTAGGCTGAACGGAATCCTTAAAGACTCGGTTGTAGATTCTATTCACTTCCGTCTGCTCAATGGCGGTGACGGTGTTCCTGCCTCGCATCTTGCCGACAAATTCGTATTCTTCTTTGGTCAAGCATTCAGGCTTCCTGTAACGGAATAGCTTGTTGAGTTTCTCCTTACGCGCATCGCAGCCGCAGTCTACGCCCGTTGTTTCGCTGAACCAATCTACCGCAGCCTTGATGCCTGTGGCAGTTGTGATTTGCTCAATGGTATCACCCAAGCCGCTTGGCTTCTTTGTACGCTTGGTAGGTGTCTTGGCAGTCTTCTTGGATTCGCTCTCTTGCATTTTTTAGTGTGTTGAAAATTGATCGTGCTGAAATCTTTGTCTCATCCGCTAACGTGCGAATAGACATATCGGTATTGTGGTATAGCGCAAAGATCTTTTTGTCGTACCAATGCCAATCTGTTTGGGTTGACCATACCCTGTCGTAGAGTTGGATGAGTTGCACCTCTGCATCTTCGTTGGCCTCCTCGTAAATATAGTCCTCAAGAACGTCAACGTCTACAAACTCAAAACGCGCCCGTTGGCGCATTAGAGTAGCATACATATTCCGAAGGGTGACGTACACAAAGAAGGTGTTGACCTCCGTTTCGTTGTACATTATCTTTTCTGCATCGTCAACGTATTTGTACAATCTGACGTACATCTCCTGCGTAAGCTCTTGGGCAAGGTCATCACTCGCTCCAAAGCTCTTGCACATCCGAATCCAATCGGTCTGCCGCTTTGCTAATACTGCGAGGAGTCCCAAGTGATTTCTACAATTACAACAAACAGAGCAAATTGCACTGTGTGCATCACAATATCTTCTTCAAGATAATCGGTCTTTGACCAGTTAGCCCCTACGATAAGCCCATAGATTGGGTAAAGTCCTACGTTAAAATTCATCAAATGTGCGTTTAAGAGTTAAGTATAGTTCTTTATACTTAGATAACTCCGCAACGACTTCATTGAGTTTATTTAGTTCCAATTCTAAAGATTGAAAGTCGGGCTTATCAATGCAGGCCATCGGGTTTTCTTCAAGAACGCAGCAAGCGACCTTGTAGTAATGCTGATAGTCCCCGTAGATAAGGCGGTCTTTGTGCATCCTTACGGCATAGGCTACGCTCGAATGGTCTTTGTCTATGGCCTCGCCTAACTCGTGAAGCGTGGCGTGGTTTCTAAATGCTGAAACAAATGCTGCTCTTGCAGTGGATTCTTTATGTGCGCGGCTGCCGTTATCAGAAAAGCCCAAGCGGGCGAAGTATTGCTCTTTAGATACTTTTAGTTGGCGTAGTTCGAATGGTCTCATTAGCATTTGCAGCGTTTAGCTCTGCCCTCTTTGTGATTGGTTAATATCTTGGTAATTGGCATAGTGAAGTGCTTGTGGTCTGAAAGTCTTTTAAACTTCATCTCACTTGCCCATTCAACTAAATTGTCATCCTTGTCTTGGATTATCGTTACATCGGTCACGAGGTAGTCGCTTCCGTCAACGGAGAAACATTCGTACTTCTGAAAGGGTGAGAGGATTTGCTTCATAGCGAGTCCTCAATAATCCCTTGCAGGCGTTGTATCTCGTATATCATCTGCTCGCTATCAACTCGCAGCTTTGAGTTAGCCAAGTACATCTCGTTCATCTTGCCCTCCGTGAACTGGCGGTAGTCAATAAACTGCTGAAGAAGTAGGTCTGCGTAATGGCAGCTCATAACGTGGTGCAGGATGTCATCTTGTACCTCTCTGCCTTTTGCTTTGTCTGCTGCTTGCTTGGCAAGCCACATCGCAGTACCCGCAAGCATAAGCTGCTTTTCGCGAATGTAAAGGTCGTGGGAGTCATCAGAAGGGTACATCGCTCGCAGGTGTTTCATCTAATTTTATTGGCAGCAAGTTACGGCCATTTATCACAAAGCCAACATTACCTAATACGCTCTGTAAAACAAGCGGAGTTTCAAGGGGCGTTACTCGCCCACCCGACTCCATCTCCTTTACTTTCCGTACGTGGATATGCGTGTATATCCAATCGGTCTCGTGAGAAATCATCCTATGTATCACTACTACCGAGTCGCTGCGGTTTCCCCATTTGCCGCCACCTTCGATGTCTGAGGTGTTTGGAGGCATCGCCATCCCTTCATACTTATGGCCTTTGTAGAATGTCTTACGCATTGCTTCGGTTACAGGGTGTGCGTTTACGATTGTTGTGACGTTGTTCTGATGGGCAAACACCCGAAGCGCAGAGGCTACCTCATAATGGTATTCGTGCATCCCTGTCTTGCCTAATTTCTTTTGGTCTGTTGATAGGGAGTTGTAAGGGTCTATCAAAGCACCTGTGTAGTTCCATTCGTTCTTGATGCTGCTCATTACCTCAAGAAGTTCGAATGCGGTGAATAGCCTGTTGCCGTCTATGAATTGGAAGTACTCGTTGATGAAGTCCAGCTTGCGGTACATCATACCCTCATCAATACCTTGAATCGGTTTGCAAACTAGGAACTCAATTAACTTTCGCTTGAGGCTTGGCACTTCGTTCTCTGCGGAGTATATCAGCCACTTCTTGCCGAAGTTATACGACTGCAAAAGCATAAGGTAAAGCAGCGTGTGGGTCTTGCCCACGTTGGCGTGGCCGACCACTACGACAAACTCCCCATCTTTCAGGCGTAGGTATTGGTCTACTTCAAAAACACCGAGCTTGCCCGTGTCGTAGTACTTGCCCTTTAAGGCTCTCTGGAGGTATGGTAACGAAGATTCGTTAGATAGTAGGTCGGGATGTATCATTGATTCTGATTGGTGAGCAAATATAGGAAAATAATTGACATAAAAAAACCCCTCCGTAGAGGGGCTTCACGCAACGGCCATTAAAAACCAATCAGAACGGGTCGTTGCGATTTGCGAAATGCTCGGTATGTGATGCAGGAGCTGAACTTGCACCAGTCATCCAAGCATTGAAGGTCTCTGCGTTGGCGAGGATGGTGTTCACATCGTGCTGGGCAGCACAAGCATACTCCACCGCTGACTTCAACGCCACTTGGCGAATGATAGAAGCGGAACGATCATCTGTCTTAGCGGCAAATGAAGGTGATGATGGGGCTGATGGGGCTGATGGGGCTGATGGGGCGTAACCTCCACCGCCAAAAGCATTGGCGCGTTGGATTTTTACAGTACCCTTTTCGTTCTTGGTGTACTCCACGTCTTCGCCTACGGCATAGGGTGGAGTTTGTGATTTGGCAAAGGCAGTACCGAAGTCTCCGTTGTCGAAGCGAACCTCTAACTTAAAGAGATCCTGCCATTGGCCCGTTGGGGTGATTGAAATAATTTTAGACATAGTATAGATTGGTTTTAGATAAATAGAATTGATTGCTGCTCCAATACATCAATACGAGCTTGAAGCTCTTGTATCTTGTTTTGAAGTGCTTGGATTTGTGCTTGTTGCACTTGCACCATTTCGGTGTATACGTCTGAAGAAAAAGATAAAGTCATAACTAATTGGTTTTAAGTTAGGCAAATATACAACTTATTCTGATACCAACAAACCCGTGAAGGTTATTTCTGCCGTGTCTTTTGGAATTGTTGTATCGTGTACCAACTTTAAGGAATGCACATATTTGCGCGAGTCATCCTTCACGCCACCCCAAGTCTTAAATGTGTCAAGGGCAAACTTCACCGCCATTATTGCATTGTCAATATCGTAGCGGTAGTTGACCTTGCAATGGATGTGGACATCCTTTATCTCTTGCAGGTCATACTTGTCAAGCTGCGACATCACTTCCCTTGATACCAACTCCTTTGCCTTTACACGGGCAGTCCAATGCTTGGATGCGTAGAAAGCGTTGAGGCTTGGAACCTTACCTACGACAATCTTGTAGGTCAATTGTCGGGAATCAGATAGCCGCATTGGATGGCGAAGTGCAGGTCTATCTTGGCAATCTCACCCAGTAGCTCTTGCTCTTTGTATTTCGCCTGTTGGCGGGATTGGTAGTCCGAGTCGCAGTTAGCCATCAGCGTAGCACACTCCTCGAGGATGAAGTCTATCTTCCTTCGCTTGGCAGGGTTAGTATAGTACTGCATATTTTGCTGTTGTTGTTTGGCTTCCTTCGCTTGTTGCGCTAATGGTTTGCTGCTCATCTTGGCGTTCTAGTTCAAATTGTAGGTGAGCGATAGCCTTGCGGATGTCATCGCAGATAGGGTTGTGCGGTTTCTTGCCTGCACGCATTAGGTAGGTGAGGGCAGTTCCAAGATTGTAATTATCAGGTTGGAAGTCCATCACCACATCCTTCGCCTCTATCTTCAACGTCTTTCCGATGTAGTACTTTGGTGTCATTAGCCAAAGGTACGTCATCCCAATAAATGTAGATATGGTCATTCATTATTTAGAATCATTACAAATTAACATAAGTACTTGCGTATGTCAAATTTATTCCTTTTTTTTTACAAGTTAACTTGATTAGTTACTTAACTTAATCAACTTTCAAGTTGATATTAGTTAGTAGTTAGTCAACTCTTAACTTTACCAAACAACTTAAAGAAAAAGAAACTAAACAAAGAAAAAGAAAGAAGTTGCGTTCTAACGCATCCAAATACCTCAAGGTATAGAACTATACCCTTTAGCGTATAAAACCTCCCTAATGCGCTTAAAAGTGCCTTAAAGGGGTATAATTACTCCAATAGCTTATCTATCCACTTCTTTACGAAGTACGCAGCGACCAAAATAAAGGCAAGCATTGTAAGCCCACCTTCGAGAGTCCAACCCCTCTGCTTCTTCTCCTTAGTTAAGATCTTGGTCTGTGTGACTCGGATGGTATCGGGCAAGCACGTAGCCTCAACGTACACCTTTCTGTCGATGTACTGAAGCTGAAGGCGTACCTTGTCTTGGTAAATTGTCGTGTCCTTGAATAGTTCGAGCGTGTCGGTCAGGTACTTTGTCTTGGTTACAATGACCGTGTCCCTTACAATCACACTCTGAAGGACTGGTTTCACAGTAGCGCAACTGCTAAGAGCCGCAAGAGTCGCAGTCAGCAGGATTGTCCACATTGCAAGTCGGTTGGGGTTTAGTTTCGAGTTCATTGAGCCAGTTATCAAAAGGTGAGGTATTTGGTTTTGCCATTGTGCTTTACTGCTTTTAGGATTTGTTTTCGGTTCTTGCTACTTGAGTAACTAACGTGAACCCACGATGGCGCAGTATCAGAGCCAAATTCCCAAATGAGCTGATCAAAATCTAAATTGTCCTTAATCCAATGAAACAACACATCGTTGCCTCCATCAAACTTTAGGTCGGCAGCTTGCCCTTGAACGTGCTGCGAGGTCTTCGCTCCCCCCACTTTGCTATTCACCGAAGGGCTGCGGTACGCACTCGTTACTTTCACCGCACCTAAGGCATCTCTCGTGGGTTGTAAGACGTTTTCTGCAAGCGCACGGAGGTTGGGTTCAAGATGCTTGGGTAAAGCGTTAGGAAGGCCTGTTTTTGTAGCAGTCAGTTCTGCGAGGGTAAAGTTCTTAGTCACATTTTTAATATCAAAAGTTGTGGTTTTTACACATTATGCTCATTTGACTTTACACTTTGCGTGATTTATGCTCATTTAACTTAGCACTATTCGCTTTTTGCATATTGCTTAATGTGCCTTTAATTGCACAATTTGTAGTCATAATGTACATTAAAACGTACATTAACAGGTAAAGTGCGCCTTAATGCACATTTTAACGCCCTTGACTTTTGTAAGGCTTGGAGTAGTTCTTACTCGCTTTGTTGGCAGATGCACTCTTGGAATGCTTGCCTCGCTTCTTGCTCTTACTGATTCTTTGGCTTACCGCCTGTTGCTTCGCCATCTTTAGGGTCTTTTAGGAACATAAGTGCAAACGCACCCATCATAAACGCACTCACCTCCGTGAGCGTGGCCTTCTCGTAAAACACAAGCACAAAACAAAGGCCGATAATAATTAGCCCAAGCAGAGTAGTCTTCGGGTTACCGAAGATGCGCTCAATTAGCACCTTTGTCCTTCTTGTAGTCCCTTCGCCACTTCCAAAGAGTGTACGCAAGTGAGGTTACAAGTACGGCTAAACCCAACATTTGGTGGGCGTAGCTTACGAGAAGTCCTGCTCCAGTTAAAGACCAAGACGTTAAAACGCTATCGGCTGACTCCTTTGTCATAGCATTAAATCGCTACGGGTGGAACTGGAGGCTGGCAGTATGGTGCATCGGGGTTAGCAATGCAATACTCCGTTGCGTATGCTTGCTCCCATCCTGCGAAGATATGAACTCCGCACGGGGCGGGCCATACGACATAAGCAGCAAAAGACGTTACCATCGGTTCGGCAGTCCATAGGATGTCAACTGCGTACTTTGGTGACGTTACCTCACAAACTTTGTTGCCTTCGGCATCCGTTCCCCATTGGGTGCAAAGATGCCCGAGTTCCACTACGGCCGTAACTAATTCGGGGTTCCAATAGGTGTAGGTTTCGCCTTCGGGGTCGGTACCCGTTAACTCAATCTTTGCTTTAGCCGTTGCCCATTGCGTAGGGGTGAACTCAAATTTTTGGAATTTCATTGTAATTGTGTGTAAG